ATAGAGCTAAAGTACCTAATGGTGAAATTCTCTTAGATAATTCTATCTTTGAACTTAAAGAAGCGTTTGATGCAGACAAATACGCTATGTGGTGCGAGGGCATTAAACCTAATTATTATATTGTACCAGATGTCCTTGAAAACGGGCCAGCAACAATTTCAAACTTTCAAGGGTTTGTATCTAATTACGGAAACTTACCTGGAGCTAGAATCGGTGCAGTTCAAGGTGAAACTTGGTCAGAGGTAGTAGATTGTTATCGCTTCATGAGAAGTAATGCTGATTACGTTGCTATCAGTTTTGATTTCAGCATGTATCATGTAACCGGTATTAGTCATGTATGTAATAATAATGCTAAATTAAAAAGACAAGCGACTGGTCGTCAGAATCTAGTTAAGAGATTGATTGATGAAGGGGAATGGGACTGGAATAAACCTCATCACCTCTTAGGAGCATCCCTCGCTAACGAGTTTGCATGGTATGTAGAAAATAATATCTATAATATTAGAAGTTTAGATACGTCTAATCCTGTTGTAGCTGGTTTGTTAGGTTATACCTATAATGGAGATCTTGGTCTAGATCATAAACCATCGCAGCTGTTAGCTGACTTGATTGGTGCACAACCTGATGAAGATGCTGTAGAACGTATTCTATATAACACAAGTCAATTCAAAAGAATTATTAAAAGAAGGTATTGGTAATGAAGTGGGTAGCGTTTTATAGTCAGACTGGTTCTGAAATTGTAAACATCTCTAAACAGATCAAAAGATGGCCTGATCTTATTGTAACTAATAGACAAGAAGATAAAGGTACAAATATTGAATTAATATATAAGAGATCAACTGGTGATCTTCCGTTTGTACGACTACCTAAATGGCCAAAAGAGATGGATTACCTTAAAGCAGCTGATGCTCTTAACTATTCTATTCTTAATGATGATTGGGCTAAAGATGTGTTTGTTACTTTGCACGGGTATCTGAGAATATTACCACCTGACTTTACTAGATCGTCAAACATCTATAATGGTCATCCAGGTGCTATTGATATCTATCCAGAATTGAAAGGCTTTAACCCTCAGAAAAAAGCTTGGGAAGCAAAACATGATCGAGCTGGGTGCGTTATTCATAAGGTAACGCCCGAGCTCGATGATGGGCCTATTGTTGCAAATGCAATTATAGATAATAACTTTAATACATATGAAGAACTAGAAAAGGCTCTTCATGTTGAATCTACAAAACTTTGGATAAATTTTTTAAATGAAAGATTACACTGAAATCAAGGCGGAAGTAGAGAATGATTATCCTGAAACATGTGCAATGTTGAGAGATCTTCTCGAAGAAGAATACAAGCTATTTATTAATAAGCAATACGACTATGGCCCTACTAATATTTCTGTAGGTCAGGACTTATCTAAACCGGATGGCCGTTTAGTTGCTAAAGCTGGACTAGTATTCCGTGTTAATGATAAAGTACAGAGACTCATTAATCTCGTCATTAAGAAACGTACTGCTGAAGCTGCTAATGAACCTATTCAAGATGCATGGAAAGATTCAAGTTTATATTGCAAAATTGCTCAGATAGTCGATAATGGTGTCTGGGGTAAATAATGTTAGTTTCTTTTACAGGCGCGCAGAGTAGTGGTAAAACTACTCTGTTGCGCGAATTCTTAGAGTCAAATGCATGGGGCTCAGTCGATGAGGTTACAAGACGTATCCGTCGTGGTGGTTTTGAGATTAACGACGATGGTTCAAACTATAATGATACGCAGTTAGCTATTTTTGCTGATCATATTCAAAATTTGTTTACGTATAGCGGTAAAAATATGAACAATATCTTAGATCGCTGTATAGTAGATGGTTTTGTTTATACTAGATATTTTAGAATACAAGGTAAAGTAAATGAGTTTGTAGATAAAATGTTTAGTTATGCATTAGGTAGATATATAGAAAAGTATGATTGTATCTTCTATACTAATCCGTATGATGTTCCTCTTATCAATGATGGAGAAAGATCTATGAGTGAGAGTTTTAGAAGTCAAATTATCAAACTATATGAAGAATTGATATTAGGTAAGTATCCTAATATTTATGTACTGGAAGGAAGTGTAGAGAGTAGATATAATAAGATGATAGAGATTATTGAAGATGTCAAAACTAGATAATAAAAATATTAGTAAGCACTTAGGGCAATCTAGTCAGTATAAGTCTGAGTATGATGCAAGTCTGTTAGTGAGAGAACCACGATCGAGTAATCGTAAGCACTTAGGTATTAAAGAAAAGAGCTTACCGTTTATTGGTTGTGATGTGTGGAATGGTTACGAGGTATCAGCATTAACTAATAATGGTGTACCTGTTTGTGGGGTCGCTAAAGTAGTATATCCTTCTGATAGTAAGTATATCGTTGAATCTAAATCTATGAAGTTGTATTGGAATACATTCAATATGACTAAGATGGGAGATACATTTGATAAGGTAGTTAAGAATCTAGAAGAAACAGCCTCAAAAGACTTGAGTAAGTATCTTCAGACGGATGTAAGAGTAACTGTATTTCCTACAAGTGATACATTTAGTAATGATAATCCTTATACTGATAAAAACTATAAGAGATTAGAAAATACTGATGAGATTGATGCAGAGAGTTATTATGTAGATGTATATAGCGAAACTGCTAGCTTGTTAGAGACGAAGCATTTAAACTCTACTAATAAGCCTTACAAAGTAATGTCATCATTACTTAAGAGTAACTGTCGTGTTACCTCTCAGCCTGATTGGGGTGACGTGTTTATCTCTCTTGAAGGTACTAGACATCCATCTGATAAAGAATTGTTAAAATATATTATCTCTTTCAGAGATGAGTGTCATTTTCACGAAGAGATTTGTGAGACTATCTTCACTAGATTGAATAATACTTTTGAGCCACGGTCCCTTATGGTAGCATGTTTATATGTACGACGAGGTGGTTGGGACATTAACCCTATTAGAACTACTCATGAATATTTGATTGATGAGTTCTTTTGGGATCATAAGGTTCCGTGGATCAAGACATTGAGACAATAATCCTTATTCATCATATACAAAAAAAAGAGCGCCCTTTCGGGCGCTCTTAATTTGTATATATACTTCAGATTAGAAGTATACAGCGGCGTCACCAGTCGGATCAAACGATTGACCAAGACCTTTAACAAACACTACGTGGTAGTAGTTTGTAGCACCGAAGAGGTGATCGACAACACCGTAGCGTGTCAACATACCGACCTTCGGATAGAAGGAATTAGGATCGATTGAACGCTGTACCATTACAGGAATGTAAGGACAGTAAATGATACCAGTATCATAGTACTCGGGGCCCTTATAACCAAGCAATGCGTACTCAACGCGATCAGCTTCACCACTACCTAAGTTGTACTGAGCTTCGGTACGAGTATCGCGATAGACGTTAAAACGACCACCAACGTTACCAACCTTAGCAACACCAACTGGCTGTGTATTGACGTTACCGTCAACAGTCATCCAAGAGAACTCAGGGAGCATCTCGAGAATAGCACAGACACGAGGAGTAGCAACGATGAAGTTAGCAGAACCACGACGGTTACGTACAGCAATTCTGTTAGACTCAACGATCAACTTCTGGTAGAAAGCGCGGTTACGCTCAGCCATCCAGCGACCATCAGCAGAAGCAATATGGAAACTTGTGTAACCAGTTTGCTCACCACCCTTAAGAGCGGCCTGAATCATACGAATGATCATCTCACGATCGATTTCAGCCTGGATCTCATAAGACATAGCATTGGTCAACTCAGCGTCAACGTCAATACCATTCATGTTCTTAAGATCCTGCTCTAACTCAACCGACCAACGAGCACCTAATCTACGAGTACCAGCTTCAACAGCTGTCTTTTCGAAACTAAGCTCAACGGTAGGAGCGTTCTTAGCGTTATCAAGCTCAAAAGAACTTGTAAGAGCAGCGAGACCTTCGTCAGCGTTATCAAACGGTGCAGCAGCAGACAACCATGGGGAGTCAGCAGACAATGTAGATGTAGCGAAGTTAGGATCACCACCAGCAGCTGTCAATTGACCAGTAACAGATGAACCGAGGTAGTTATGACCAAGTTCACCGGCAGTCTGACCACCATAAGCAGCTCCTGTTTTACTTTCGGAAGCTGATGCAGACTCAACACCTGTACCTGCGGCAATGAATGTACCGTCAAGCTTCTCATTGCTGTACTTGTAGCGAAGAGCAAATGCGAGACCAACCGGTCCACTCATGGGCTGAACACCAACGATTTCATTAGTGATCAACTCAGGGAATGTACGGCGAATCATCGGAATAAGAATCTTCGGCAAGCGTGCATCACCAGCAGCATATGTATCAGTGTTGGAATAACCAGCACCACCTTGAGCATTATTAATGCTTGTACCAAACGAACCGTCGATAGACGTGTTGGATTCCTTTAGACACCATTCCTCTTGGTTCTCAAGAAGGATGGCGGTGTTCAAACGCGTATGAGCGTCTTCAATTTTGTCAACTTTGCCAGAGGTATAGTCCAAAACAGGACTCCACTTCTCCAACAACTGTTGAGCTCGATTATTATCGATATAGTTTTGATTAGGACGAGTTTTTTCTTCGTTCATAATTTATAATTTCCTTTCAGTTTATTGTTTTCCTTTGCATTGGAGAATCAGGTAATTAATACCTCAACAGTAGTTTTAGACTACTTTACAGTCTCATGTTTGCAAGCTCTTGAGCATAAAGTTCGGTCGCTGTTTTAGGTGTAGATGAGCTCTCTTCTACAACTACTTCAGCTTCCTGTGCTTTGCACTCTTTAGTAGCTTCTTCTTTGATAACCTCAAGAGCTTCTTGAGCTTTCTTATCAAACATTGTTACTGTGTAGTCAAAATTTTCTTCGATGAAAGACAACTCTTTATCAGCAAACGTCTTTCTAATGAAATTAGATTTCTTATCTTCAAAACCAGCTAGCTTCTTCTCTAAGAATAATTCTTTCTGAGTGCTTTCTAGCTGAACTTTAAGATCAGCAGCGCTTTCGGTAAGATCAGCAATTTGCTTTTTAGATTCTTCGATAGTAGCTTTACCGTCTTTAACGGCTTCTCTGATAGATTCATTAGCAAGTACCATATCAACTGATAATGTCTTACGAAATTGTTCTAAGACCTCCATAGCGCGACGATTCTTGGTGGCTTCTTCAATTGTCTCAGTTGGAATCGCTTCGTTAATATATGAGTCAAGATAATCTGAAACAGATTCAACAACTGTGTCTTTGAGGCCATTAGCTTCTTCGTTAAGAGATGTCTGATACTTACGAATAATATTTTTAAGCTTATGAGTTCTGTCGGCGTCAACAGCCTCAACAACTTTCTCGAGTTTCTTCGCGTGATCCTTATCTATTGCTTCCAAGAGCTCTTCAAGTTTCTTCGAGTGTTCGTCGTCTTGTACTTGTAGTGCTGCTTCAGTCGCGATTTGAGCGCGTTCTTCAGCTTTTTGGTCTACAGCCTCTTTAAAGACTGTTTCAATTTGCTCAAGACTTTCTTCTGTAAGAACGTCTTTCCCAACTTCTTGTAATAAATCAGATATCTTGCTCATGATCTTAAAATAAATTTTTCTTTTTAGCTTTTGCAACCCTCTCTTTGAGTTTTGCATTAACAACAGACTG